AGTGTCAAAATTAGGAGCAACATGAATGTAATCATTTTGATTTTTAACAATTTGATTAACAAGGTTTGCAACCACAGAATCAGTGGTAGCAAGAGCAACAGCTGAATAAGTTGTTGATGGGTTTCCAAAATAAACATCAGCTTTGAAATTAGTTCTTATTGTATGAACTCCATTTCCATCAGAAGATGTATCAAGTGCTGCGCCGCCAGATGTCTCTGAAATTTTAAAAGATGGATATCCGCTTAAATCAACGTTAACGTTTTTAACGTAATAAACTGTTCCGGCTACAATACCAGCTGGTAAATTTCCTGTTGTTGAAAACACTACAGGATCATTGTTTTGTAAATCAGCAAAATCAGAATTATTTATTGTAATTACAGCATCAGCACCATTTGTTATACCAGTAACTGTGGCGTGTTTGCCTAGAAAAGATTTCTCGATTGTGAAATAATTCTCACCAACTGTTATAGAATATTCTTTTCCAATAGGCATATATGATGAATTAGATTGAGTGATATAATAACCATCAACTAGAGAAAAATGTTCATCACCGAAATCTGATGTGTCTTCAATACCTGTAAATGCTTGTTGTTCAATATCATATGTAATTTCCATAGCATAAGGTGTTTCACCAGAAGTATTAGCAGCACGTGAAATCCAAAGACGATTGGTATAAGACAAGAAATTAGAAGCAGTGAACCAAGTTTCTGCGTTATAATTTGATGGCTTACCAAAACGATTTACAAGGATATTTTCTGAATCTACTAAGATTCTTTCACCTACCGGACCCCAACGGAACAATCCAGAGATAGCTCCATCGGAAGTTGCAACTGCAGGGACAATCGTAGTAAGATCAATTTCTGTGATATTTACGCCAGGACTTAGTTGAAATGCCATTTTTATTTCTCCTTTTATGCGAGAATCTATAGATCCATTTTACTTTATTTATTAAAAGTCTTCTCTTAGATTCCACATCCAAGCATCTGGCACGAATTTTTCAATTTGATCAGTTTCTATATTGTCCCCTCTACCATCATCAAAGAACCCAAACGGAGACATATCCTGTTCCATATCTTCTTCAGTTTTTTCCCTTAGTGACATAAGGGTGTTAATGTTTGTGTAATCTTTAAAGTACTGCTGTTCCGATAACCAAGCAAACAACACCAAACACATAACCAAGTCATCATGTTTTCCTGACTCAGCTTCGAACGAATTACCCTTTTTAGAAAAGGTAGATAACTCATTGATGGTATGGAAATCATTGACAATAAATTGATTTTGTTCTATTAATAACTTAAGAATAGAACATCCGATAGATTTTACAATTTTAGTAGTTCTAATACCCTTGTCTACATTAGTTCCACCAAAGCCGCCTGTAATACGTTTACCTGAACGACCAGCGTTTTCAGTGAACAATACATTTTCATATCCAAAATCATAATGAAGAGAATGGGAAACCTGTTCACCAATATCATTAACTTCGACTAAAACTGATGCGTTATTATATGCCTTAACAACTCTATGAATAACATCAGCATAATCAACTGGTGAAATAGCATTATTGCGATATACACATGCTTGTTGATATGGCATCTTAGTTACGTCAACTAGCTGGAATGCAGAATAATCTAACCCTTTACCACGAGAAACGTCGCACACAGCAATATAAACATGTCCTTCGATGGGTGCAAAATATTGAGTTAATCCATCTCTCTCAACTAATGATGGTTGGTGTACGAGTTCTTTTAATTTCCAACCAGCAATAAGAGTACCAGAGCTACCAAGGAATTCGCAGTTATATTCCTGTTCAAATTTCTCAGTATCAAAGTTCATGGCAGCTAAAGTATCTATACGCCACTGCTCATCTCGACGTGGAACGTCTTTCCAGTTTACCTTAATATATTGATATTGGTTTCGTTTCTCCACAGCATTTAACCAAATACTATAGAAGTGATTCAAACCATTTGGGGTGGAAACAAGAATAATTTTTGATTCATTACCTGATGAAATGGTAGGATAAACTGAGGTAAAGAAGTCATCCCAGTTTTCAATGAAAGCTGCTTCGTCGATAAACAAAAGGTTGATAGAATAACCACGGATCGCATCAGTAGAAGTAGCAGCTGCAATAACACGGCTGTTGTTTTCTAATTCAAAAGAACCCTTGTTCCATTCCTTAACACCCTGCTGTAGCCACTTAGGTAAGTGCTGGTATGCTAGCTGAATACGGCCAAGAATTTCTCTGGCGGTATCACCTTTGTTAGCGAGTAAGGCTACGGTCTTATCTTGATGAAATATAATGTACCAAAGAATGAAGGCGCATGTTGTTGTTGATTTACCAGCCTGACGAGCAGTAGTTATAATATTAAAACGATTAGCAGCAAACGATCTTAACATAGTTTTCTGATAATCATAAAGCTTAAAATTAATTAAACCTTCATTAATGCTAATAATCTTCATATATGTTTCAGTAAAATAAACTGGATCTTGGGAGCATTTGATATACTCTTGCACAAGATCCGGAGTCCATTCAATAGATTGATTGGATCTCTTTAAATTTATATTACCTTTATATCCACGCATATAATCTAGAGGTTTCATTATTTTTTCATTTCAGCTATAACTTTTTGCAACTCAGCAGTTGAACCAACAAACAAATTATTCGTGACGCTTTGTGCTCTTTCATTCATTGGTGAATCAGAAGCTTGTATTTCTCTAATTTTAGTTTGTAATGTAAGCAGCTCTTTATTTGCATTTACCACAGAGTCCATAAGTTTAGCAAGAACTTCATATGCTCTGGGATGTTGCGACTGTTCCGCTATTTCTGTTAGTTTAAAAATAGCTTCGCTACCGTTATTAATAACTTCTCTTATGTTAGAACGAGCTGTTTCAAAATCAGCCCTTGCACTATCATCATGAGCATCTGCTAGTAATGTTTTAATAGTGTCATTTTCTACCATTGGTGTAATATTCAAAGCCCTGCTCAATGGGTCATTATTTGCATTCATTACAATAATTCTTCTTCGTTGTAAATCCTTGTTATGAAACCATAGTCGTCACCAGCTTCAATTTCATTATAAGGAATTGTTAAATTAATATTTGATGTAGGTTTGCCGTCTACAGTTAATCCTGGTTGAACAGTAACTCTTTCGGCAGGTAGCGTATTGCCAACAGACTCTGTAAGTTTTCCATCAGGAACACTTGGAATATAAAACGTAGTATCGACAAATTTAATGATACCACTTTTCTTAACAGGTCCATAAATGTAACCTTTAAGCATTAGATCTAAAGTCCAAATAATAGATCTACGGTCTTTAAACTCACCATCATATTTATCTTCATAGTTTACACTATTTAATATGACTGGGATGTCCATTATAATTTCAACTTCAGGTATTAACTTAACTGTAGTTGTCCAATCAGGCGTAAAGAAAGGTAATATTTGTTCAATTATCTTTGTACCATCTTCAGCATTTTTAGCATAAACATATGCTTTAAAATCTATATTATAAGGCACAGGGTTATATTGATACTTGAAGGTATTAGCGTCATTTTTGACAGTTGATTTACCAAGTGTGTTTAATTTTCTTGTACCATCGTATTTCATTTGCCCCATTTCGAATGAAATCATTGGCAATGGAAATGTTGCTGTTTGACGAGATAATGTTGGATCTTGGGTAATTCTAGCCAACATTTTATCTTTTGGTCCATATGTTACAGGAACAGCAACAAGAGAAGTTACTTTTCCTGTCTTATCGGTTTTGACAATCTTAATATCATTGAAAAGAGTTCCAACTAATATTACATATTTACGAATTGTATCGAAATAAAAGGTTTGACCGAACAATTAAATATTCCCCTGACTGAAAGGATCAATGGTAGTGAAGTCGATAAAACCATCTGATTCTTTTTGAATTTCGTAATTGTCGGATCCTGCCGCAACAAGGTTTAACGAAGAACCTTCAAGAACAAGATAATTACCATCTTCGTCTAATAAAAATCTACCAGCCTCATCCATGACACCCCAATCAAGTTGGTTAGTGTCAAAGCTTTTTTGTATAGAATCGATTTCCGGAATACCAGTGCTGAATTTCTCATTACTATATTCAAACAACTCGCAAGTAAGTTCCCAAGTTTGTAGCCCACCCATTTGATAAAACATTTCAAATTTTGATACAGATTTAATTTGAAAACATTTTTGGTTCAATGGGAAAAATATAAGGTCGCCTTCGTTGGGTCTTGGTTGTGTTGTATTAGATCCAACATCTTCATAGAATCTTCTTTGAGCAACAGAGAATACAACTTGATCTCTAATTTCAATACCGAATTTTGACATGAAATTACCATCGCCGCTGAAACCGTCTACCGACTTAATATACATTTCAATCGGAAATGCTAACTCATAACTTGACTGATCATCGGCGCCATAAATTGAATCATAATTGTTCAATTTACGAGGAATATAATACATGTCTTCGCCATATATGCGAATAGCTTCAATAATCAAATTCTCAATAAGAAGTTGTTCTTGTGACGATTTGAAATTATTGAAGAAAAAATTTGTTGCCATTAGCCGATAAAATCCGTAACAGGCAAGCTAAAGCTTGTGATCATTTCTTTTTCTAGTTTTTCTCTTTCGGCAGTGGCATCATTATATATTTTCTCACCATTAAATTTAATACCACCTGGTAGTGTCATGCCTGTAAACTTAGTAAGGTTTGACCCCCACTGTTGTTTAATTAAACATGTAGCATAATTTTGTATCCAACGCTCTGAATAAGCTTTTGAATAAACTTCCGGATCAACTACTTGATATGCTTCAAGAATAAGGTAATCACCAACATTGATAATATCCCAGCTCATATCAATATAACATTTATTAATGATACGATTATAGCGTAATGGCTGTTGACCAACAAGCATAGTTTCAAGGAACTGAACATGTTGCATAGCCATATAATATGGTACCATTGATACTGATGTAAGAGTATAAAGATCGTTTAATGCGATCTGATAACGTATATTAAAAAGATTATTTGTGTTTAGAGCTTGTCCGATTGGAAACAAATTAACAACGCCAATGATATTATCTGGCATTGTGATATAACGATTTGTTTTATCTTCATTAGTAATAGCGTACTTGTAATATATTTTCTCAGCACCATCGAAATGATAGTCCCAATAATAACTAAAAGCTTCCGTTACACGATCTTCAACCTGATCATCATCGACATTAATTTCAATAACAGGCTTACCTAATTTTCTTAGGCAGTATTCTTTGAATTGATCTCTTGTTGTTATTGATGCCATTTAAATACTCTGTTATTTAATATGTTATTGTGATTGAACCGCCTGCACTACTACCATAAATATTAATAGAAATTACTGCACCAGGAGTTACTGGAATATTAGTATACGTTGTTGTTGGTGGCGTAATATTACCAGTACTACCCTCAAAATATAGACTAATAGCAGCATCTGGGTAGGAAAAAAGAGATCTAGATCCAGTGGTCGCTAATACATTAGCTGAAACTCGAAACGAACCACCTACATACCAATTATTAATACTTGTTGATGTTATACTACCGCTTGGTATACCACCATAACTGTTAGAAAAATATATTCCACCTGAACCAGTATAAGTTGCTCCATTATATGCAGAAATTCCATATTCAGTTCTTTCCCAAGTACCATCACTGCCAACCCAATAATTAATAAAATTAATAGGTAGTGTAGGATAATTACTGGAAAGGTACGCATTCATTAACGATAATGTATTTTGCATATCAGCTGTTACGATATCGCCTGTTAAATTAGGATTTGCTAAACCTGCAGATGGATAACTACCACCAAGGTTTGGATTACCAGTACTATTAATTACAATAGAACCCACATAATATGTTGGATCTATATAAGCATCATCACCATGACCACCATTTCCAGAAACTGTATATAAATTGTACACCCCTGCTGGTACAGTAAAATTTTGACTAGATGTAAATGTTATTGTTGCATGGGATGCATTATCTGTAATGCTAGTTTTACCACTAAACCCATAAGATGATAAAGGGGCAGCGCCTCTAGTGATTATTGTTGGCATAAAAAACTCATTTAAATTGAGACAATGAAGCGAATACAGACCAGGCGGAAGAACCAGTTTTAACAATAGTATAGGTGTATATATCTACACCAGAAACATTACCACCTGTTGGCGCTGACCCACCCTGCCATTTAGGAGTAACTGCAACATTATCTATTTTAAAAGTATTGTTATAATATGCAGTCCCGCCTTGCGTCGCCATAAATACAAAAGAAACCGCCTGGCCCGTGGCCAAAGCAGAATTCAAAGTTGTTCCACTAGAAAACGCAACGTTAACAGTCCAGTTGGCAGAAGCAGCTGTTGTGTAATAAAGAACAGATTGGCTTGCAATATAATAATTTATGGTTCCAGTAGCTGCTGTTGCAGAAACGTTAGTAGTTTCTGCAGCATTAGTTAATAATGTAGCTATTGTACTACTATTACCTGAAAGAGTAAGGGTGTTTGATAAACCAGTAATAGCAGCTGTATTAACAACACCAGTAACATAGGCTCCAGAAGAATTTGTGATTAATCCATTTGCAGTAAAAGATGAAGAATTAACTGATAAACCATTTGCAGTTAAAGCTATTGTGTTTGCTACAAAAATCGTTCCAATAGTATAAGATGTTGAGTTTACTGTATTAGTTGATCTAATAGGACCATTAAATGTTATTGTATTTGAAAACGATTGAGTGTTTGTCCATGCAAAAGTAGCATTAACATTAGTAGTTGATGCGCCAGAAACCGATGCCCAATAAGGTGCACCAGTAGAACCGTTCGAAGTTAAAACATATGTGGCTTGACCAGTAGAGCCATTCGCCGAAAGCGGTATACCTGCAGGTATTGTTACCTGTGTTGAGTTCGCAATAAAAGATCCAGTATTAATAGAAGTAAGAGTTAAATTGCTAGTGAACAACGGTGCATTGGTACCATTGGAAACAAGAACTTGGTTTGCGGTTCCAGCAGGAGTAAATAACAAGTTAGTTGTGTCACCATATCCGACACCGCCAGCTATTGGGTTATTAGTTCCTGAAATAATTGTTGTCATATGACAATTCCTCTTTTATTATTATTATTTATATTAGAATTAAAAATACCCAAATTTTGATAGTATAGCTGAAGAATAATTAGTATCATATATGTAATCAGTTTCGCTATCGATAGTAAAACTAGTTGAAACACTATACCATTGATCTTTAATATTTACCTCATAAGTACTAGTTTCTACATTTATATCTGGAGTTGTGGCAGCCATTATAGATAAAGAACTAGTATATTGAGAAAAATTAGCAGCAGAATATATGAACGATGTTGGATATGGACTAAAGATAGTAGATGTTCCAGCGCCAGAACCATCGGTTTTTATTTCTCCAGACCAAGCCGTTCTACGACTTTGCCAATAAGTACCACCAGCAACTAAAATTTTAGAAGAGTTATTTGTTAAACATAAAGAATTTATCCATGTACCCGGACCAAAATAGTTTGTTGGGGTCCATGAACTGTCCGGAGCGGTAAATTTATTTTGCCATTGTAAAACGCCTGAATTGTTATATTTGGCAACAATCGCTCCTATTTCTGTAATAGTATATTCGCCATCTTCATTAGGTATATTATTTCTTAACCAATAATCGCCCCCAACATAAACGTTTCCACTACTATCTAATTCTATTGAACTTAATACTATTTGATCTAATGTATTATGAATAGTTGCAGATGGATCAGCAATTGCGCCATATAAAAATTTTTGCCAAACTATAGTAAAACTACTATTAAGTTTCATAACAAAAGCTCTTTGACCATAATTTAAAGTATTAGCTGAATTACTGTAACCACAAATGTAAATATTTCCGGAAGAATCTACTTTAATATCACGAGCTTCCATAATAAAATTCATATTGTAACGATCGTTACCAGCATCTGTGGTGCCGCCGCCTGAAAATCTTTGTATATCATAACGATTTAATAATGTTCCGGAAGAATTGAATTTTAAAATAATTGGTCTAAGTGCAGATATAGGTGTACCTGCAATATTGGAAACATTTGGACCATAACTAGAAGCACCACATATATAGATATTATCAGAAGAATCGATTGACATTCCTAATAATTTATCACTTTTATAAGTAGTTCCGCTATGATACCCAAATGTTTTTTGCCATATTAATGTTCCAGTACTATTAAATTTCATAATAATACCAATATCGTTTCCATTAGCATCATATGGGGATGTGGCACTAAAATAACGTATAGTGCCACATACACATACATTTCCACTACTATCTAATATTATATTTTCAAGAGAACTAAAATATGAAATACGATAATCATCGGTTTTTTGTCCAGTGAAGACATATTTTTTCCATAGAATATTACCTGAACTATCAATTTTATGAATCGAAGGATTATGACTCCATCTATTTTTATCAATCAAACCCGAAATTCCAATGTATACATCAGTATCTTGCATTGATGTTACATAAACATTTGGATTGCTAGATGTAGTAGAGTCAAGAATAATGGAACTAGGTATAAAATTAGCGTATTGAGACGAAGGGTCATTAGTTCGTAACACTTTAAACCAAATTATAACTCCACTTGGGTTATATTTAATAACACCAACTCGTTTTCGCCAATATGAAGGATTATTTCCAGTTAGATAAGCAAGAGTTATTGCAACATAACGATTTCCGTCTACATCTACTGCAGCTACTTTAGGAGATCGATAAGTGTTGTATTTGTTATAGTCTGCAGGTGATGCATATTCTTCATTTAAAAATGACAAAGGTGAAGTAGCGTACTGATAAGATGCATTAATTGAATTAGGATCAGTATATATTGTGCTCATCAATCTATCATTTAATGAACTGGAAGAAAATGATAAACGAGGCGATAAAGCTCCAAATGTAATTATAGAAGGCATTTTTTAATTACCTCAAGTGTATCTTGATGAAGAAGCTAGCACAGTCCAAGTAGCGGATCCAGTTTTAATTATTGTATAAAAATAAGCATCTATTCCGCTTGGATTTCCAAAACCTGGCGCAGAACCACCTAACCATTTTGGTGTGACGGAAACATTATCAATTTTAAATGTACTACTATAATATGCTGTAGAACCTTGTGTTGCTAAAAAAGCAATTGACAAAGTTTGACCAACGTTCATTGCTGTGTCTAATGAAGTAGTAGAAGAAAATGCTACGTTTGGTGTCCAGTTAGCAGCCGCAGATTGTGTAAAATATAAAACTGATTGAGTGCTTACATAATAATTTATAGTTCCAGTTAATGCACTTACTGTTGTATTAACAGTTGTAGTTTCTGCAGCATTAGTCAATAATGTGGCAAGAGTACTACTATTACCAGAAAGAGTAAGTGTGTTCGATAGACCAGTGATAGCAGCCGTGTTAACAATACCCGTGGTATAAACACCAGTAGTATTAGCAACAAAATTCGTTCCAACTGTATGAGAGGCTGCGTTAACAATACCTGTATACACACCTGTTGTATTTGCGATAGTGGAAGTACCAACTGTATGAGAGGCTGCATTAACTGTATTTGCTCTAACAGCACCAGTAAAAGTAATAGTATTAGAAAACGTATGAGTGTTTACCCATGTATACTGAGCATTAACGTTAGCGGAAAGAGCGCCAGAAATTGAAGACCAATAAACATTACCAGCACCATTAGATGTTAATACTTGTCCAGATTGTCCTTGAGAATTAAGCGAATCAATAATTAAAGAAGATGGTGCAATTTGCAAATTACCACCAATATAAGTTGTTCCATATACTGATAATGATGTAGTTGGAGAAGCATTATTAATACCAACATAATATGTGTTTGTTACAGTAACAACTGTAGTGCCATTGCTCTGTAATTTTAAATCACCATTACTGTCTGGCGTTACTATTAAACCAGCTGGAGAAATCGTTTGAGCGTTTAATAAAGTTGACATTAACCTATCCTATTTTTAATTTATCTCTTTCTGAAGCTATTTCAGAAGGAGATAAAAATGAAATTGTCCAACCTAATTCCCATTCACCATTTTCGTTTAATGTTGGTTGATCGTTTAAAGTAGCTTTTTGTAATTGAAAATTATATTCTTTGGGTGTTGGTAATTGTTTAACTTCAACTAAATCATATCCTTTTAATAGTTTTTCTTCTGTTTCGTTAAAAAGGTCTAACAAAATCAAAACGCCAGAAAAAATAGAATGAGGGTTGTCAGTTTGAAGATCACTAAACCCATATGGGAATTTGACTAATTCATTATTTTTTACCTTTGCATACATATTTTTATTCCTACATTAATATGTTATTGACAAATAGCCATTATTTACTATAGTATATGTTGTTCCAGGGGTAACTGTAACGTTACTGAAGTTTGTTATTGTAGCTGCGGAACCCGCCGCCCCGCCTGGAAAAGTTCTACTAAACGCAGTTGTAGATGCCCCAGATTGACCATCAATAAATACATAAAAGTTGGTTATATAAGAGTTAATAGAAAACCCACCTCCTGTATAATCTACTAATCTCATAGTATTACTAGGGCTAAGTAAACTATCTCTATAAACCCCTACATTTGCTGCTTTATAATATGTATATCCAAACACCTCATTGGGGAAAAGACCACCAAAATCACCATAAGCTTTAGCAAGTAGTCCAGCGCCATTGGTGCCAGCGCCAGGAAAATTTGTTACATAATATGGGTAACTAAATTGAAATTTAGTTCCTGGTGGTGATGTAGCGGTAACTCCAGCAAGCCATGCATCTGAATAAGATTTAAATTCATAATATAAATCTGCAAATGTAGTAGACTCACTAGCATATGAAGGATTATACCCGGAAGGCTCGGCTACAAGATCATATGGATATGATGGATAATAAGACCCACAAGGCGCATATGCTGAACTACCAGGTTCGAAACTACCGCTGCTGCCACCATCAGCTCCTTTGCCAGAAACTGTTAATAACTTAGTAATACCAGCTGGAGCTGTCCATGATGAAGTACCAGCAGGAAATACTACGGACCCACTAGGTCCAGATGATTTACCATTATAACCATAACCTCTAGCAGAATTAATTGTTTCAGTAATAATTAAAGACATTATGTAACCTCACTTAAATTGTGTTAAACTTGCCAAAACAGTAAAGGCAGCTGAACCAGTTTTAATTATTGTATATGTATATGAGTCAATGCCGGAAACATTACCGCCTGTTGGGGCTGTTCCGCCTTGCCATTTTGGTGTGACAGTAACGTTATCTACCTTAAAAGTATTGTTATAGTACGCCGTACCACCTTGGGTTACAAGAAAAGTTACTGTTACTACTTGTCCAGTAGCCAAAGCAGAATTTAAAGATGCTGTCGAAGAAAATGCTACGTTAACAGTCCAGTTGGCAGAAGCAGCTGTTGTGTAATATAATACAGACTGACTGTTTACATAATAATTGATGGTGCCAGTAGCAGCTGTTGCAGAAACGTTAATAGTTTCTGCAGCATTAGTAAATATCGCTGCAAGGGAAGTACTATTGCCCTGTAAAGATGAAGTACCTGTAAAAGTAGAAGTATTTGAAAATGTAGGAACACCACTAATAGTTACAGTATTTGAGAATGTAGGTGTTCCAGTAACTGTAATAGTGTTTGAAAGATTAACTGGACCAGTAAATGATATTGTATTAGAAAACGATTGTGAATTAGACCATGCATATTGAGATGCTTGGTTAACTGATACTGTAGAAATATCTGATAATGTTGCTAATGTACCAGTAACACCAGCTGGTAATGTCAATGTTCCGGAACCAGCTACCAAAGGCACTGTTAAGTTTACTGTACCACTTGTTCCACCAGAAATTGCAATTGATGCGCTTGTAGGCATTTAAAATACTCCTATAAAATTAACCAGCGGGAACCAGTGGCGACAGTCACCGCTGCGGAAACAGTTACAGGACCAACAGAAAAACCATTATTGCCCGATGATATAGAATAATTTGTGGTTACTTGGTTGCCCATTGCAATAATACCATTAGTAGCAGTGACACCTCCAGCTGCAGCTGCCCAATAAACGTTAGCCCCAGCACCCCCAGAAGTTAATACATATCCGGCTGTACCAACGTTTGCAGAACCATTAGCCGCTATAGTGTTTGCGAAAACTACTGGTGCACTAAATGTATGTGTATTAACCCAAGCAAATTGCGCTGAAACATTAACATACCCAGGAGAAGCCCAATATGGGGATCCTGTAGATCCATTGGAAGTTAATACATATGCTTGACTACCATTAGAACCATTGGCAGATAATGGTATACCAGAAATTGTTACTTGAAGGGTATTGGCTATAAAAGAAGTTCCGACAGAATGTGTTGTTGCATTAACTACACCAGTATAAACACCAGTAGAGTTAGCAATAGTAGAAGTACCAACAGTATAAGAGGCTGCATTAACTACGCCAGTATAAACACCAGTAGAGTTAGCAATAGTAGAAGTACCAACTGTGTGCGAAGCAGCATTAATAATCCCAGAATGATAAACACCGCTGGAATTGGCTACTAAATTATTACCTGTGATGCTAGAAGAATTGGCTGAGAATGATGTGTTTACTACTAAGCCATTTTTGACTACGAAATCTGAATTAGCATTTGCCATGGTTCACTATCCCCTCTTTGGCGTTATTTTATTCTATTTATGTAAAAATAAATTCAATAATAAATGAGTACCAAAGATTGATAGCAAATACACCCATAAAAATATTCATTATTCTAAAATATAACGATATGTTAATTTTTTCCCCAAGTTTATTCCAAAGTATAGATATCAATCCCGCAATTAATAACCCTAAACCGCCACTTAAAAAAGGAAAAATAGATTCCATGTTGATTATGGTATTTGCTAAAATAGCAACAGATTCTATCCCTTCTCTAAACAACATCAAAAATAAAAATACAAATAAGTGAATATTTGAAGTTATTTTTCGACTTTCGAACAATTTATCAAAATCAAGTTGAGATTTCCTATAAGAAAGCCGAAACATTTTTATCGCTATTTTTGTAACCAATAAACATGATAAAAGAGACAACCCTATTTCTACATAATAATTTAATTTACCATATTGATAAACAGCCAATCCTAAAAATAAAGAAGCTATTGAAGAAAATATCATTGCCAATATAACAATTTTATTTAAGTTGTTTTGCCCTGTTTTTTTCAAATAAGTAAAAACAATAGAAGTAATTAAAAAAGCTTCAAGCCCTTCACGGGCTAGTGTAATAAAAAATTCAAACATAATATATCTTTCAAATTATAAAAGAGCTTCTGATATTCTAGGGTTTAACTCTGGCCAAACAATATTCCATGGGAACCCTTCTTGTTGTGGTACATCTCTAAGATCCTGACGAAAACTTGCGAAATTTTGTTTAGTCAATTCATTTGTATCTGCCAACTGAGTCCAATCTGTTGATTGTAACATTTGATCTCTACGTAAACGATTTTTCATTTCTTCTTGTTCAGTTATTTGCTGAAGTTCAGAATCCGTTCTCAATCTAACAGACCATTCTAAACACCATAAATTATCTACAAAAGTTGGTAAAGAATTCAATTCTGCTATATTTCTATAATCCGTTACAATAGGTTCCTGTAATTCTATAACCTCGACAACAAAAGAACCATCATTTGCAAAATCGGTTTCTTTATATAATTCTGGTAATGGAGAATTTGAAAAAATAGTATGTGGGTTTTCTTCTACCAAATTATCAAAAGAATAAGGGTAAATTACTATTGAATCATTTTTTATTTTTGCGTATGGCATTTTTAATACTCCATCATAGCCTTTTGAAGCGATTTTGTATTTATCACTTCGTCAGGAGCCTTAAATTCGGTTTCTTTGAAATTAAAAGTTATTTTATTTTTATAATCATTTACATAAAAAGCAATTTCACCCATGTCGACAAAAGGAGCTTTCATAAACCTATCATATAAAAACTGTAATTGACTAACAGGGGTAACTTCTTTAATATAATCAATCAAAGCTTGGCCAGAAGGGATTTTATTATTTTCATCAATTGGTAAATCTATAGATATATTCATTTTTGAAAAGTCGACGCCTTCAACGTAAAATTGAACCGTAATATTACACATACTTTCATCCATATGAATAATATTAAATTTAAAATCATCTTTTGTAAAAATTCTATTCATTCCATTTTACTCCATGAGCATGTTATAGTTAATCTTCGTTTATTTGTTTTAATAAAAGAAACACCATGTAAATGAGTTTTTGTGCTTATGTTAGTTATTAACATACTATTAAATTTAGGAACAAAAACATTAACTGGGTCGTTTTCGGCGTCGGAGTACATATACAACCCACCGTCTTCTTTTTTCCAATTTTCATTCAAATAAATTATTGTTGTAATAACTCTGTTATTTTGAGTTATATCATAATGCGGTGCAAGAAAACCATCTTTTTCATAAATGTAAAATTCCAAAGTAGCCAATTTTAAATTAGTAATTCCTGTTTTTTTAGTAATTAAATTAGCAAAAAAATCATTTTCTAAAATATCTATCGATTGTTTCATAATTTTATCGGGTTTTAAAAAATAATAAGATCTAGAAAATTTATTATTTTTAATATAATCTTGTTTTACAAATTCAATTTCTTTTAATATAGCTTCTCTATTTTCAATACTATTGATTATACCTTGTTCTTTTTGGATTCCATCTGGAGAATATGGGTAGGATTTATATACGCTTTCTCCTTTTTCTTGTTGAATGATCATTTCTTCGGCAACAAGTTTGGCGAATTCTGGTTCGAAAATATTTTCAACTTGTATTATTGAAGGCATTACATACAACTAATTTCTTTATCAGAAAACCATGCAGCAATTGTTAACCTTGGTTTTGAACTTTTTACAATTGTAACCGCATGCGGTAACTGTTCGTTTCTTATATCGGTAATTAATACGTTATTGAATTTTGGAATATATTGATTGACCTTATCGGATTCTGAACTGTAAATATAAACTCCACCATCTTCTTTTTCCCAATCTTTTGATAAATGAACAACAGCTGCAACTACTCTATTTTGTTTTAATGAATCTGTATGGATACTAAGAAAACAATCTTTTGTGTATACAAATGGTTCTACGTATAAAAGAAATAATTCGTTCAAACCAGTTATTTTTTTCATCTTATTAATAAAATAAGAAGTTTTAAACATTTCTTTTATTGAACCCAAACATTCTGTACAATTTGGTCCAGTTGTAGAAATCCTATAGTAAAATCTAGAATATTCATTATCATTATAATGTTTTAAAGCAAACTCGTGAGCTTCTTTAATATATTCTTGATTTTCTGGTAAATTTGGTATACCGTTATGAGTTTGTCTTTTGGTAAATGGAAAAGAAGTAGCGAAATCTAATCCATTTTCATGTTGATCAATCATTTCTTTTGAAAGTTTGTTTGCAAAAGTATTGTCGAAAAAGTTTTCAATTTCAACAACTTTATGTTTTTTAAAAGATTCGTTATATTCTGATATATTATAATCGTCGTTGAAAAAGTTATTCATCATCATCACCTTTTAAATAAGCAAAAGATACTTGAGTGTATCTTATATATCCATTATTGCCAAAACTATTCTGTTTATGAGGAATACTCGAAGGAAACATTAATAAACGATTATATTTGTTTTCAACAAAAAGATAATCTTCAAATCGATCATTGTGTTTTTCTTTGGCTATTACAAATTCTTTATCTGATATATCATATTGATTTGAGTAATATGCATTTCGAAATTTTAAATTAGAATTTGGGCTATAAGAATCCAATTTAGGTTTGCAAAAAGTTGTACCTGTTTTTGGATCTGCATCAGGATTTAAATAAACTATAAAACTAAAAGAAGGATCTGTTTTTTTAGAGGTTCCATCGGTATGTACCCAACCTCCGCTTAAATTTTCAACAAAATTTCCATCTATTTTTTGAAAAGAACTGTATATATCATATTGTTCAGTTTCGGAAAAATATTTACTTAATGTTTCTATAAAAATATTTTGCAATTCTGGATTTATTAAGCTGAAAAAAATTGTTCTTTCTCCAGGGAAATTATAAAGTTTAGATTTTTCATATTTCAATGACCTAGAAGCATTTAAAAAAACTTCATTATTATCATAAAAATTATCTATAATTATTGGTGAATTTATTAGTGAAATATTTTTAGGAAACGGACCCATATCTTGTTCCTGTAGTCAACCATGTTATAGAAGAAGTACCGGAAACTGCATAACCAGCAGCGCCGCCACTTACTGATCCGCCATATCTAATACCACCTGGATCTGATGGATCAGAATCGCCGTAACACGAATCACCAGAAGCTGCAGCGCCTCCTAAACCACCACCGCCACCAGGAAAAGACCCAGCAGACCCAGCAGCGCCGCCAGCTCCAACATAACCAGCATTACAACCATCCGCCCCACCATTACCACCATTTGTAATTGTTCCTGCCGTCGCCTGGCTGCCATATGCAGCCCCAGCAGTAATACCAGCGCCACCACCACCGCCTCCAGAGCTATTACCACCGCCACCGCCGCCACCAATAATACCATTATTAGTAACAGTTAGTGCACCACCAGTATAACTAGTAACTTGTAAAGCTCCGCCACCATTACCGCCAGCATATCCGCCAGCTCCAACAACGTAAACACCACTATTAATTCTTAAATCCACACCGTTTGGAAAAGAACCAGTTATAATAAAAGAAGCTGTTCCAGTAGAAGTAGAACCAATATTTCCTGTTACTGTCGCAATTACTTGAGATGTTCCATTCCAACCTCCAGCAAGAGCAAGCGTCCTTAAATTAACATTATTTTGAGTCGCTATAGAAAGTACAAACCCACCTTTCCCACGACTAAAACCATAATTTCCTGCACCACCAGAACCTGTAGAAATTATTGTTGGCATTATAAAATCCTCATATTATTTAAATTGTGTTTGACCAACAAGAGCAAACCATGTGTTTGTACCAGTTTTGATTATCGTATATGTGTATGTATCCCAAGAACTTGCATTACCAGCTGTTGGTGCTGTTCCACCCTGCCATTTTGGTGTTACCGAATTACCATCAACAGTAATAGAAGTATTATAATATGCAGTGCCGCCTTGCTGGGCTATAATAACTACCGTAATAGCCTGACCTGTACTTAGTAGATTATTAAGGGTTTGACCAGCGCTACTGCCTGTAAAATTAACAGTCCAGTTTGCAGTAGCACTAACATTAAAATATACTACTGACTGAGTTTGAACATAAAAATTATAAGAAGTACCAACACCAGAACCTGTAATTGTAGCTGGCTCTGCAATATTAGTAATAACTGTCGATATTGTATTTGCTGTTGCGCTTGAATTAAATGTATGAGTGTTGGTCCAAGACCATGAAACTGAAGTATTAGGTACGGTCGACCAAAAAGTATTACTTGTTCCGTTAGAAGTTAATACTTGTCCAACAGACCCATTACTACCACTTACGAACAAAGCTCCATTAACCGAAACATTAGCAGTAAAAGTTACAACATTGGAAAATGTATGTGTGTTGGTCCAAGACCATGAAACTGAAGTATTAGGTACGGTCGACCAAAAAGTATTACTTGTTCCGTTAGAAGTTAATACTTGTCCAACAGTGCCGTTACTACCACCCAGTATTATAGCACCATTAACCGAAACATTAGCAGTAAAAGTTACAACATTGGAAAATGTATGAGTGTTAGTCCAAGTATATTGAGCAGCTGTGTTTGTACCAACAATTGTTGACCAATAAACACCTGTTCCGTTAGTCGTTAAAGCTTGTCCAGCTGTACCAGTATTTGAAGTGCCATTGGCCGCAACAAAACCAGTTAATACAAGATTTGTAACAGACAAAGTATTAGCAGAAGTTACTGAAATTGTATTAGCAGTAAGATCTACTGATAACTTTTGACCAAGATTACCTATATTATAATTTTGTGCCATTTAAAACCGTTCTTGTTGTTTTTTAATATTTAGGTTGGAGGTGTTGGCCAAACAACATCCCAAGGAAATCCTTCTTGTAAAGAAACATCACGCAAAGCTTGTCTATATGAATTCCACTCTGCTTTCTTTTCATTTGTAAGCGATGGTACATCAGGCAGTTGAGTCCAATCACAATCCATTAATGCATATTTTCTTTGACGTCTTAATTCGAAAATTTTTTCTTCAGTTGCTGCCGCTTGTTCCAATGCAGTCATATTAAACATCTCCTGTGTTAGTTGATGGGAAACTTCGTTTAGCCCCCCAGATAATTCTTACTGCATTTATATTGGTGGAAACATTTTCATCTTTTCTATCAATTGATCTATTGTTAAATCAATTATAACCCATTTTAAAACCCAAACATTATCTTCAAACACCGGAATATCTAATCTATATGCTTCTTGTTCATTTGTTATTCTTGGTTTATCCGGATAAAATACCTTTACTATCTCATATCCCAATGAAGGCTGATCTGATTCTAAAAATAATTGCATAATGTCAATATTTCCAGTAAAAATTTTATCTGGATTATCAGCGCATAATTCATCAAAAGCATAAGGAAATGTGATTATATCACCATTTTTAATTTTAGCAAAAGTATACAACATTTAAACAACCTTTCAAAATTACCAATTAATAACTAAAGAACCATAATTATTAATTGTATATGTTGTTCCAGGAGATACTGCTACATTAGTATAAGTTGTTATTGACGCAGAATATCCTGTTCCATCTAATCCACTAGAAGGATCATCTGAATAAGTTCCTCCTGCAAAAGTTTGTCCGAAACCAGTAGTACTTGAACCACTATATCCATACTGAAAAGCAAAACCAGGGGTGCATACAATATTTGCACCAGAAGCAGCTGCAGCATTAGTAATTGTTCCAGAACTTGCATAAGCAGAAAACGATGGAGTTCCTTTAGTCCAATAGCCAGGATTGTAATAACCATTAATATTAAAACCTGTTGGGTCAATTTGATCATTAGTTCCAATGGCTACATAAATTTGATGTTGTCCTGTTGTTTTTGGCCCAGTTCCGGCATTAATACTATTTGTGTAATCGCCGTAAATTAAAGGATAATATGAACTCCAATCTGCAGTTCCATTAGTACCTAAATTGCTACTAGATATTGCACCCATATAACCACCAAAACCACCAGAATACCAATAACCCCCGTTTCCAGCGCCACCAGCTCCGTACATTTGTTTTATATTTGTCACACCAGCTGGCGCTGTCCATGTTGAAGTTCCAGCTGGAAAAATATACGAACCACCAACATAAGCAACAGCAGATCTAAAAGCAGTTCTTCTTGCACCAATAAAACGAGTCATTTTTTAATCCTGAAGGACCGTCATAGTTATAATAACATCTCTAGTTGTGGTGTATGTTGGTGTAGCATTGGTCAACAAAATACCATAAAGGTTCTGATCTTGAGAAACAAATGCTCTACCAATGTTATCAGTGACATTAATAGTTGATGTTAAAGTTGAATCGGCTGAACCAAGAGTAATAACATCCATTAAATATTGAAGATCGTTATTAGCATTTATTACTGGTGTTGCATAATCAGCAATTGTTGTTCTTCCTGGATTACCGGTAAAAATATATAATTTATATCCAGTGGTCTGAGTTCCTTTAGCAGAAACTGTAATATTTTGCAAAACTCCACTTTGTTGCGGTCCAGCAATGTTTGCAAAAACAAGCTTACCACCAACACAATAGTTAGCTGTATACGCAGAAGTATTTACTGAAGGTTGGAGCTGCACCTGCGCAGTACGTGTCATAACGTGATGCGCAGGATATGTTGCTTGTGGATTAGGATTCAATACTGACATTAGCTAAATCCAACTATTATAGAGGAACTTCTTCCCATGAGAACGTAGCAAGCAATGAAGAAGCTGCTGATGCTGCAGAAGTATAAAGATGAGCGTAGCCACCAGGAGGAATAATGACACCACCTTCTAAATCGTATAGAGAAGAGGTGCTTGTTGCAACAGTAAGAGCGCCAGTATCCATAACACCAAAAACTGTATCAAGAGTTGGTGCAGTTGGCAACGTGATTGAAGCGGAAGCATACATCAGACCAGTTGGTGCAGGACCGTTAAGATAACGGTTCTTAGGAGCAGAAGTTACGGTAGTAAGAGTGCCAGACAAAGCAGTAGTAGCGTTAAAACCAGTGGCAAGACCGATAACAGAAGCGGCAGTTGGCTGCGCTACTACGAATGCGAATCCAACCTTATTGAGTACCAAGTTATATGCATTACCGATTGGATTATAAAGAATCGGCAACCCAGTCAATGTGGTAGTAAGACCTGCAGAAGTTGCAGTAGTAATAAGAGTTGATATACCACCAGTAAACATTGACTTACGATAAGCAGCTTCATAATAACGTCCATGAAGTTCTGATACGATCTGGTCGCCCATGTTACCATAACGAGCAACTGGCTGTTGACCAGCTGATATAGAAGTCGTAGTAGATACTGGACCAACCTGTCCTTGAATAATCATTTGTAGTCTCCTTTGTTAGTTAATACTATTTATTAGATGTTAAAGATAGAAGGTTCTGTGCGTAAAGTTTGAGGTTCATCTTTTGACTGGGTGCCAGTTGCAATTAATCTTGGTAGCTCATATATCTGCTGGTTAAGGATCTTCAATTCAAGCAGTATTTGTGCAAGAATTTCAATTTGAGATTGACCTTCCTGCTGCGTTGCATCCTGAACGAAAACATTATTCGAGTTAAAAGGATTTGTTTGTGTAGAAGTGTTATTAAGAGTAAATTGTTCGAAAAATGCCATTAGTTAAACCCTTATCCATCCTGTGCTTGTTGATAAAAATCCAATTGAAGAATTTTTATACTTGATTACTAAATTTGCGTACCCATCAATTAAATCTGCACCAGAACCTACAATAGTAACTATTCCAGTATTTGTATTTTTAACTTGGAATAAAGATCCATTAGTCGATGCGGCAGAAGGTAACGTTAAAGTTATGGGATTAATAGAATTTGATAAAATTAAAGTATCCCCAGCAATTATGCTATCATTTGCCGTTACTGATCTATAATTAGCATATATTAAATGGTTAGCATTATTAGATGTCATTGTTGCTACATTAGCAGCTAAAGTTGAATTTAACTGATAAGAAGAAGCAGGTGTTCCATTAAGGTTAAATGCATTATTAGCGCCAGTAGAATTGGCTATTACGTTGCCACCAATATATAGTGATGTCGTATTGATCGAAGCGTTAACACTGTTATTACCAATAAATATTATAGTATCATTAACTGTAACAATACCTCCGACTGTAAAAGAAGTAGCATTAATTGTATTTGCTAATAACGATGCATTAAAAGTTACAGTGTTAGAAAAAATATGGGTATTGGTCCAAGTGTATTGCGCAGTGTAATCTGCTTGTGCTGCGGTAATTGTCGAACCACCAGTTGTACCAACAACCTCAATAATAGTTCCGGAAGCTGGGGTTCCGGATAAAATAGTAAAGGTTGTACCGCTTGAAACGTTAACCTCAACACCGTTTTGTAGCTTAACACCATTCAAATAAACATCTAAGTTATTAGCAGTATAACCGCTAGAAACGGTAAATACGTTTGATGTACCAGTGGCTGTATATTGCTGGCGAACTACTGTAGCAGAAGAAACATTACCCCAATAGACGCTAGTACCATTAGATGTTAATACTTGGTTAGCTGTACCATAACTACCATTAGCATTAATTCCGGCAGTGGTAGCAATTTTAACGTTTGCTGCAAACGTTGTAGGTGCTGAAAAATATGTATTAGTTCCAGTGAAATTTAAATTACCGGATAAAGTTCTACTATCAGTATTTTGAACGAATGAAGCTGCTGCTACAGTACCAAGATAAGAAGTATTGTTAGCCGTCAATGTAGCTACGTTGGCTGATAATCCAGCAGTTGTTTGATAGCTGGATAGATTACCTGACAGCTGCGCATTAGATACAACATTAGCAGCTGTTACTGAACCAACATAAGATGTGTTATTGGCAGTAAGAGTAGCAACATTATCAGACAAAGTACTGTTTAGCTGATAACTAGAAGCTGCTGTACCTCCAAGATTATTAGCATTGTTAGCAGTTCCTATTAAATTACCTGTAAACGTATTTGCCTGAACAGCTGCAAATTGAAAAGAGGCATGACCTGTATTAATATTTACAGCAGCATCTGGCTCTGGTGTGTAGCCTTGGAAGAACTTATAGACGCCGTCCGTTGCATCTCTAAACAGTCCAGTATGTTTATACGAAGTGTCATTATAGTTACCAACCAAACCAATGTCGACGTTAATCGGAGCAGCAGTAGCATACCATATATCGTTTAAGTGATGACCGTTGTCTGCATTAAATGCAATTGATATGCCGTTATCAAGAGGGAAGTAAGTTCCAGCAGTAATCGTTACGTTTGCTGTTCCTGATGTGGTCGCAAAATTATCTTTTGACCAGGTAAACTTATCTATAGATCCAGAAGCACTT